TGGCAGATGATGTAAGGCTATTGCGCCAGGAGGAACAGGAAAGGCGGAAAAATATAGAAAAGTTAATTCAGATTGAGCGTAACGCGAAAGCGCGGATACGCAGGGCGACAAAATCCAGAACTGAATAATTAAATTTAGCTCTGTTAAAAATTTAATCCTTAACCGGAGGGATTTCTGCACCTTCAGAACATCAGGAGGCCGCCCGAAAGGGCGGTAGTTAAATGCGAAAGTTTAAAATAATTATTGAAACGGGAATAGCCGGTGGAGATTTCGAGGATGAATTCGAAGTGGATGATGATGCGACGCCTGATGAAATACATGACGAAGCAAAAGATATTTTCTTTAACTACTGCAATTACTCATATCACGAAATAAAAGACGAAGAGGAAGAACAAAATGGCTGATTCTGGTTCAACTAAATATAACGCCAGTTTTGAAGAATGGCATGAACTGTTAATGGATTATGCAGAGTTACGCGGTGGAAGTGCCGCTGATGCTGAAGCATGGCGTGATGATTATGAAGCAGGGAAAACACCGGTCGAAGCATATTGTGATGAGTGGGGCGATGAATGAGCGAGATTAATTATCAGGAAGGGCATGAAAAGGCAGGGCAGGCAAAACCAGTGGCATGGCGATATCGCTACGTGAAAAAAGGCGTTACAGACTTTCAGGGGAAGCAGTGGGTTGGTGACTGGAAATATGTCCCGACAAAAGAGGATTGCAACGACAGGCCGAGCTATGAGATTCAGGCCTTATTCACTGTCCCGCCTGTGCCACTGACACCAGAAGGATTGATTAAAGCAGTGCGTTTCTATGAACAGGTAAAGCGTGAGAATCCGCCAGTCGAAACCGGAGCATGGAAAGACGCTGTTGACTGGGTGCTCAAAGAGGCTTGCCAGGCTGTAAACATTGGTACCAAAGGAGATTGATATGACCACTTTTACCGACAAAGAACTGATTAAAGAAATCAAAGAGCGCATAGGCAGCTTGGACGTTCGAGACAATATTGAGCGCCGTGCTTATGAAATTGCTCTGGCATCGCTGGAAGCAGAGGCAGTTATGTTCTGTATATCAGGACAAAATGTAGATTCAGAAGAACATGTATCAACCAGCAAAGCGGTTGTTGATGCCTGGGTTGAAGAATGGAATCAGGTTGACGGAAGTCCTGGCGAACCACTGTACAAAACTATGCCACTCTACTATCACGCTGCCTTGCCAGCGCCGGTAGTGCCGGAAGAAGCAACTCCGGAAAACGTAGAAATGCTCTCTGGCTATGTTTCCACGTACAAATTAACCGATAGCGAGCGCGATATTGCTGCCGAAATATGGAACGCCTGCCGCGCCGCTATGCTTCATGGGAAAGGAGAGTGATATGGCAACTTTAACAAAAAAAGAACGGGCATGGTTGAACGAATTACAGGACGTTCTTGATCGCTGCCCATCACCGAAAAAAATTGGTTTTTACACCATTGGCGATAAAAGCATTTACCTGTATGACCTGCGCCGCATGGATGAAATCATGGAGGCTCTTGATAATCGTTCGTCAATGGATTGGTGTGTTGCTGTCCATGATATGAATGCAGGGTTTGATGAAAAGATTTTGTTCCCCTCATCAGTTGAAAGCACTGCGGGTTAAGGAGTAACACATGACCACTATTACCAAAGAACGTATTGAATTGTTCATTAAAAATCCGCTTGAAAACGGGCTTACCCGTGGTGAACAAATGGAACTGGCACGGATTGCGCTGGCATCGCTGGAAGCAGAGCCGGTTGTGTTCTGGTTTGAAAAATATCAAGAAGGGGCTACGGCATGACGACTTTTACCAGAGAGCAGTTAATAGCTCACGCAGAGGAGACTATTGAAGCACAGAGACTGTGCATACCGGGCACAATCGACCATGACATCATCCGCACATATAAGATGGATATTGCTGTTCTGGAAATCGCACTGGTATCGCTGGCAGCAGAGCCAGCCGGTAAATTGCATGAATACAAACCAGTGGGATATCAGCGTCTGGTCGATGAGTTAACCATGCTGGTAAAGCAGTTAACCTGGCAACTGAGGAAAGCGAAGCCAGACTGCAAATTACCGGATAAGGCGATGAGTTATCTGGAGCGGAACGGACTGATAAGCGTGGAGGATATTTTACGATGACTGGCCTGAGGCATTTACAACGGCAGGAATCGCAATGGCTGTGGCGCTGGTGGTGTATTCGATTTGCCGCTGGGGATAAAAACGGTTTGCGGGAAAAGGAGAGTTAAGTAGAATTGCAGCGGGTGCTTGAGGCTATCTGTCTCAGGCATGAACACCAAAAGGCAGATAGAGAAAAGCCCCAGTTAACATTACGCGTCCTGCAAGACGCTTAACATTAATCTGAGGCTCAATCTATGAACGGCAAATCTAGGTTAGCCTCTTACGTGCCGAAAGGCAAGGAGAAGCAGGCTATGAAGCAGCAAAAGGCGATGTTAATCGCCCTGATCGTCATCTGTTTAACCGTCATTGTGACGGCACTGGTAACGAGGAAAGACCTCTGCGAGGTACGAATCCGAACCGGCCAGACGGAGGTCGCTGTCTTCACAGCTTACGAACCTGAGGAGTAAGAGACCTGGCGGGGGAGAAATCCCTCGCCACCTCTGATGTGTCAGGCATCCTCAACGCACCCGCACTTAACCCGCTTCGGCGTTTTTTCCGTTGATTAACTCTAGTTATTAGAGAACCGAACTTTTATTGATGGGGCAGGGAGATGAAGAAACTTGTTTTAGTCGCAGGTGTAATGATTGCAACAGTAATGTTGGGAGGGTGTGCAGCAAAGGTCGATCCAGCGTTGAAAGCAGAAGCAATGAAGCCACTAACATGTAATGATGAAAAGCAATGTGACTTTTATTGGAAACGAGCGCAATTCTGGTTGGCTAATAATTCCTCATGGAAAATTCAAACGGCGACAGACACGCTAATTTCCACTTATAATCCCTCTCCAAATAGTCCATTCCTCGCTTATCAAGTGAGTAAAATGCCAAATGAAGATGGATCCTCAAGAATTTTCATCAAGCCTTTTTGCGATAATATGTTTGGCTGTCAACCAAACCCCTATCAGGCAGTTGTTTCCTTTAAAAACTTCGTTAAAACAGGGCAGTAGTGTATAGCTTGGACGATAAATTATTAGTGAAAACGCCGTAAACCCTCACCCAATGTGGACTAAGTCTATCAAACATGACTGTGATGATTAGTCCGTAGTTGTTGCCTATGAAATCTGGATTGAGTCAGGGTTTAATCCAATAATTATTCTATCGTTCCTTTACAAGTCCGGTATATTACTTTCAGTTTGTTTTAGCATACCCGCTTCGGCGGGTTTTGTTTTTTCCTAGCATTCTGGTTTACAATTCGCACGCCAGCCTGAACAACTGGCACCTGCTGCGCCAGCAGAGACAACCGATGGCGCACGATACCAAATTACACAATTCTGATGATTCTGCCGTCTTTGCCAGCAGGCACGGGCGGCGTTCCCGCACTTTCAAATCTGACTGGTTCCAGCATGACCCATGTACTGAAGAACAGGCCGAATGGCTAATTCATAACTATCGCAGACGCGGATACGAGATTAAGAAAGCCCTCAGCCTCGATTATCGTCACTGGATAATCTATGTCAGGCTCCCTTATTCCGAACGCCCACCGCGCCCATCCCGCACATACCAGCAACGGATCTGGAGGTAACGTGCGGATATTACTTCGACCTGTTCTGGTACCGGAACTCGGGCTGGTGGTCCTTAGGCCGGGCCGTGAATCCATGCAAGTATTTCATAACCCTCGAGTGCTGGTGGAGCCTGAACCGAAAAGCATGCGCGGTCTGCCGTCCGGAGTCGTCCCTGCCGTTCGCCAGCCGCTGGCGGAGGATAAATCATTACTGCCATTTTTCAGCGATGAGCGGGTGATTCGTGCTGCTGGCGGCGCTGGGGCACTGTCTGACTGGCTGTTGCGTCATGTCAAATCCTGCCAGTGGCCTCATGGTGACTATCATCACAGTGAAATCGTCATACATCGTTACGGTACCGGCGCGATGGTGTTGTGCTGGCACTGCGACAACCAGTTGCGTGACCAGACATCCGAATCACTCGGGCAACTTGCTCATCAAAACCTGTCAGCATGGATGATTGACGTCATACGCCATGCAATGAATGGCACGCAGGAGCGGGAATTGTCGCTGGCTGAATTATCCTGGTGGGCGGTCTGCAATCAGGTGGCGGACGCGCTTCCGGAGGCAGTATTACGTCGTTCTCTGGGGTTACGTGCGGAAAAAATCCGCTCCTTGTACCGCGAAAGCGACATCGTACCGGGAGAGCAGACCGCCACCAGCATACTGAAGCAGCGCACAAAAAATCTTGCGCCGTTGCCTCATGCCCACCAGCAAAACCCGCCACAGGAAAAGACGGTGGTCAGCATTGCCGTTGATCCGGAGTCACCGGCTCAGTATCTCCAGCGCCAGAAACCACAACGGGAAGAGATGCCTGTATACACGCGTTGGGTAAAAACGCAGAAATGCATGACGTGCGGTAATCAGGCAGATGATCCGCATCACATCATTGGTCATGGACTGGGAGGGATGGGAACAAAGGCTGATGATTTGTTTGTTATTCCGCTGTGCCGTAAATGTCATAACGAACTGCACGCCGGGGTAAAAGATTTTGAAGAAAAACACGGCAGCCAGCTGTTGTTGCTGATTCGTTTTTTAATGCACGCGAGAAATTCGGGTGTCCTGAAGTGGAAAGCATGAATGACTGAACGCATAGAATTTGTTTTGCCTTACCCGCCGACGGTGAATACCTACTGGCGACGTCATGGCAATACGTATTTCATCTCGGAAGCCGGAAAGCGTTATCGCCGTGATGTGGCGCTAATTGTTCGCCAGCAGCGGCTGAAATTAAGCCTGTCCGGAAGGCTGGCGATAAAGATTATTGCAGAGCCACCGGATAAGCGCCGCCGCGACCTGGACAATATCCTGAAGGCACCACTGGATGCGCTGACGCATGCCGGACTACTTATAGACGACGAGCAGTTTGATGAAATCAATATTGTGCGCGGTCAGCTCGTTCCTGGTGGGCGGCTGGGGATAAAAATCACAGAACTGGAGTGCGCATGAATAACCAGTATTTACAGTTTGTGCGTGAGCAGCTCATTATCGCCACCGCTGATTTGAGTGGGGCAACAAAAGGTCAGCTTGAAGCCTGGCAAGAGAATGCCATGTTCGATACAGGGCGTTACAGGCGAAAAAAAATCCGGTACCGCGATGAAGTGACTGGAAAAATGATAACGCGGGATAATCCACCAATCCCGGGAAAGCAATCGCTGGCGAAGGGGACGTCAATTCCTCTGGTCAGTCCGGTTGAGTTTTCGACATCATCGTGGCGGCGGGCTGTTCTGTCTCTTGAAGAACATCATAAAGCCTGGTTGTTGTGGTGTTACAGCGGGAGTATTTGTTGGGAATATCAGATCGCGATAACACAGTGGGCGTGGAATGAATTTAATACTCAATCCGGTACCAGAAAAATTGCAGGGAAAACGCAGGAACGCCTGAAAAAATTAATCTGGCTGGCGGCGCAGGCAGTAAAAGCAGAACTTTTTGGTGGGGAAGGTTATGAATACCAGGAGCTGGCATTACTGGCGGGAGTGACAACTAAAAACTGGTCCAAAACATTTACTCGTCACTGGGTTGCAATGAAACACATTTTTCACCGACTTGATAGTGAGGCTTTATTGTTTGTAATGAGAACACGTTCAAAACAAAAGGCGGCATTTTCAAAGCAAAGTGTTGCAAAAGTAGATTGAAAGGCATATATTTCATGCAAATCTGATATTTTGCCGATTTTGTACGTGATGGCAAAAGCAAACAAAACCCGCCCACAAGCGGGTTTTTTGTGCCACTTATCTCGGATAGACATGGTTAATGCGTTAGTGGAGGAGATAAGGGTGATTTTTGAATGCTTGCAACATTGATTTCGTAACGTTATTATCCTGCGCTCGGCCCTTTAGCTCAGTGGTGAGAGCGAGCGACTCATAATCGCCAGGTCGCTGGTTCAAATCCAGCAAGGGCCACCAGCCGCCACTAGCTCATCAGGAAAGAGCGTCAACCCTTTAAGTTGAGTGTGCGAGGTTCGAGTCCCCGGTGGCGGTCCAGTGCCGACTTAGCTCAGTAGGTAGAGCAACTGACTTGTAATCAGTAGGTCACCAGTTCGATTCCGGTAGTCGGCACCATATGCGGGCATCGTATAATGGCTATTACCTCAGCCTTCCAAGCTGATGATGCGGGTTCGATTCCCGCTGCCCGCTCCAGTTAGAGTCTTTCAGTCTGCGATGATGGGAAATCCCGGAGTGACTGAAAGACGTTTAAGTTATGAATGATCGCTTTTTTTGCAAAATTGCTGTGCAGAAATACTAACCTTCGGGCAGGCGATCATTCATAAGCACTCTGCTTTTATTCCGATTAACTGTGGGTGGTTTGTTGGATAGAGTGCTTCCCTTACTGTATATATCGTTTCGCCCGCTTTTGCGGGTTTTTCTTTTCAAATCCCTTTCATTTCTCAGTGTAAAACTACGCCATCCGTTATTTGCGGAGGTGAGGCTATGAAATCCATGGACAAAATTTCAACGGGCATTGCCTACGGCACCTCCGCAGGCAGTGCTGGCTACTGGTTTTTACAGTGGCTTGATCAGGTCAGTCCGTCACAGTGGGCTGCGATTGGTGTACTGGGGAGTCTGGTTCTGGGCTTCCTGACTTATCTGACAAATCTGTACTTCAAAATCAGAGAAGACAAGCGTAAGGCTGCACGGGGAGAGTAATTCAATGACTCAAAACTATGAACTGATTGTGAAAGGGATCCGCAATTTTGAGAATAAAGTTACGGTAACTTTAGCGTTACGGGACAAAAAACGCTTTGACGGCGAAATTTTTGACCTGGACATCTCGCTGGACCGTGTTGAAGGTGCCGCGCTGGAGTTTTATGAGGCAGCAGCCAGAAGGAGCATCAGACAGGTCTTCCTGGATGTTGCTGCCGGGTTATGTGAAGGGGATGAGCAGTCGCCGGAAAAGCGCCCCGTAATTTTAGAGGCGCAGAATGTGTGGATAACCTACAAAGGAAAGCTACCAGGAAGAATTACTGGTTCTCTGAAGACTCCTCCGGAATCACAACCTTAAGTCACTGACCGGAACAGATAAACCTGTCCGTGGGCAGAAACCGATAAATCCTGATAAATATCCATGAACGCAAAAATCAGATACGGCCTGTCGGCTGCCGTTCTGGCACTGATTGCCGTCGGTGCGCCCGCGCCTGATATTCTCGACCAGTTTCTGGATGAAAAAGAAGGTAACCACACAACGGCATACCGCGATGGTTCCGGCATCTGGACCATCTGTCGGGGTGCCACGATGGTGGATGGAAAACCCGTTTTTCCCGGTATGAAACTGTCGAAGGAAAAATGCGACCAGGTCAACGCCATTGAGCGTGATAAGGCGCTGGCATGGGTGGAGCGCAATATTAAAGTACCACTGACCGAACCACAAAAAGCGGGTATCGCGTCATTTTGTCCCTATAACATTGGCCCCGGTAAGTGTTTTCCATCGACGTTTTATAAGCGGCTGAATGCTGGTGATCGTAAGGGCGCATGCGAGGCGATTCGCTGGTGGATAAAAGATGGTGGGCGCGATTGCCGCATACGTTCAAATAACTGCTATGGACAGGTTATTCGTCGTGACCAGGAAAGCGCATTAGCCTGTTGGGGAATAGATCAGTGAGCAGAGTCGCCGCGATTATTTATGCTCTGGTTATCTGCATCATCGTCTGCCTGTCGTGGGCGGTCAATCATTACCGTGATAACGCCATCACCTACAAAGAACAGCGTGATAAAAAAGTCAGTGAGCTGAAGCAGCTGACCGCCACCATCGCTGACATGCAGCAGCGTCAGCGTGATGTTGCTGCGCTCGATGCAAAGTACTCGAGAGAATTAGCCAATGCGAAAGCTGAAAATGAAACTCTGCGCGCTGATGTTGCCGCTGGTCGTAAGCGCCTGCGGGTCAATGCCAGTTGCTCCGCAGCCGTGCGTGAAGCCACCGGACCCACCAGCGTGGATAATGCAACCAGCCCCAGACTGGCAGACACCGCTGAACGGGATTATTTCACCCTCAGAGAACGGTTGATGACGATGCAGAAGCAACTGGAAGGGGCACAGCTATACATTCGTGAGCAATGTCTCAGATAAAAACCGGCCAAGGATAATCCGCTAAAGATTCGCCGGTGGCGAAAGAGAGCCAAGGTGTCAACCTACGCTATTACTTATGATAATGCAACAGACGAAGCGGGACATATTGGCGCATAACAAATCAGTGCAGGCTAACTGCAGGAAGAACTTAGGGCGTGAACGTAGAAAACCTAAGTAACGCACATTACATCTATAACGAGATGAAAGAGCTACAGCGACAGAAAGGTATACTGGAAAGTGGTGCAGGGCTTGGTGTGACAATCCAGTCTGCCTATCAATATAGTGCTTTTCTTGAGGCCATACGCCCGCATGCAGTTGCTGAACTTAACAGCCGTATTGAGGAAAAGAAATCCGCGCTGGTTAATTTGGGTGCTTCCTTCTCTATATACGAGCATAATAAGGCGGGTTGGAAACCCGCCTAAAGCACTTAGAAACTGCGTGGAGCTGTGGAAAGAATGGATGCCAGTTCTTCCTTCGATAAATCCCAGCTTCGATTTACAGCGTCAATTTTCTTAAACTCATCAAGCATTGCGTTATAGAGATGTTCTGTACGTGAATGAGTATTGGCAATGGGCTGTTTCTGTTCGGGGAAGCGATCAATTTTCTGATATGCCTCAATGATACTGAAGTAATCGCATTCATTATGACCGTCGAAACCTGGGAGCTGAATTTCCCCATCATGTATTTTTAGATGATGGTCACGGACTAATTCTTTTTGCTCGTCATCACTAAGTTTCCTGAAAGCATTGGAAAGTCCGCGGTACATATTCAAGACAGCAGTAACAAAATCACGATCTTCTTTACTTGGTTCATCAACATCCAAATGTGAATATTCGGCCTTCATAACCCAATCATTACCAGATGACACAGCATATTTTACAAGCTGTGGATCAATATCAGTTTCGATACCTAGGTGGATGGCAATGTCACATAACAAAATGGTATTGATTTTATCCTTAATATCCATGAGTTAACCCTCTGAAGTAAAAAGTAATATCTACACCCGTTAGCTCATGAAGTCTATTGATCTGGCTCATATCAGCGGCAAATCTATTTCATGGAGATACTCAATGCAGGTCACTTTTGATTTATATAAGGGCGAAACATGCCAGCACTAATCCCACGAGCCTGCCGTAAACGTGGATGTGCAGGTACAACCACAGACAGTTCTGGTTACTGCGATAAACATCGTGGCGAAGGATGGGTACAGCATCAGCGCGGACTGAGTCGCCACCAGCGTGGCTATGGCTCGAAATGGGATGCCATACGTGCGCGCATACTGAAGCGTGATAATGATCTGTGTCAGAACTGCCTGCGCAATGGGAGAGCCGTTGAAGCCAGAACTGTGGACCACATCATTCCGAAAGCTCATGGTGGCTCGGATGCAGACAGTAACCTGCAGAGTCTGTGCTGGCCCTGCCATAAAGCAAAAACAGCGCGCGAACGCATCAATTGATAACAGTTCCCATCTGTAGGGGAGGGGTGGGTCAAATCCCTGCAGCCCTGGCTGCTCAGTACCGCCGCCTGACCCTTCCTCACATCGCCGCAGGTTCGAAAACTTTTTTTTGGAAATGTGAACAAACGATTGATAGGTAAGACCGATTATGTCAGGACCTCCGAAAACCCCGCCACGCCTGCATTTGATTCGAGGCAACCCCTCAAAGCGCCCCGTTAAAGACCACAAAAAAACCGCTAAAAAGGATGAAAAAGGTCTTCCTAAAATTCCGCAGCATTTAGGGGCTCAGGGGAAGTACTGGTTCAGGCGAATGGCGGAAGAACTGAATGCGGAAGGGATCATTTCTCAGCTTGATGCGCGTGCACTCGAGTTACTGGTGGAAGCCTACACCGAATACCGGCATCACTGCGAAACACTCGATGTTGAGGGGTATACCTACCGCACGGAAACGCAGAACGGTGATGTGCTGATTAAGGCACACCCGGCTGCTGCGATGAAAGCGGATGCCTGGAAGCGGATCCGGGCGATGCTTGCAGAATTTGGTATGTCACCGGCAAGCCGGGCGAAAGTAAATACCGCCGGACCGGATGATGTTGATCCGCTGGCGGAGCTTTTAAAAGCGAGAGACTGATGGCAAAAGTGGCTGACGGGATCCGCTACGCCGAACGTGTTGTTGCAGGAGAAATTGTCGCTGGCGAATTTGTCCGTCTGGCCTGTCAGCGTTTTCTTGATGATCTGAAGTACGGCGAAGAGCGGGGGATTTATTTTAGTGAACCCCGTGCGCAGCACATCCTTAATTTCTACAAATTTGTGCCCCATGTGAAAGGGGCGCTGGCAGGCCAGCCCATTGAACTGATGGACTGGCATGTATTTATCCTCATTAATATTTTTGGTTTTGTCATTCCGCTGGTGAATGAAGAGACCGGGGAAGTTGTCATGCGCAGCGATGGCAGCGGACGCCCGGTGATGGTGCGCCGGTTCCGGACGGCGTACAACGAAGTCGCCCGTAAAAACGCAAAATCAACCCTGTCATCGGGTATCGGTCTGTATATGACGGGGGCAGATGGTGAAGGTGGTGCTGAGGTGTATTCAGCCGCAACCACGCGTGATCAGGCCAGAATCGTGTTTGAAGACGCCAAAAATATGGTCAGAAAAGCCCGGTCGACACTCGGGCGGTTGTTTGACTTCAACAAGCTGGCGATTTACCAGGAGCAGAGCGCATCAAAATTTGAACCGCTTTCCTCGGATGCAAACAACCTGGACGGTCTGAACATCCACTGCGCCATTATTGATGAGCTGCATGCTCATAAAACCCGTGACGTGTGGGACGTTCTGGAAACGGCAACCGGTGCCCGTCTGCAGTCTCTGTTATTTGGCATCACCACGGCTGGCTTTAACAAGGAAGGGATTTGCTACGAGCAGCGCGATTACGCCATTAAGGTATTGCGAGGCTATAACAGCGACGTGGAGGGCGCGGTAAAAGACGACTCCTACTTTGCGATCATTTACACGCTCGATGAGGGAGATGATCCGTTTGATGAAACGGTCTGGCAGAAAGCGAATCCTGGCCTGGGCATCTGTAAACGCTGGGATGATCTGCGTCGTCTGGCGAAAAAAGCGAAGGAGCAGGTCTCTGCGCGGGTGAATTTTTTTACCAAACACATGAATGTGTGGGTCACTGCCGAATCTGCCTGGATGGATATGATTAAGTGGGAGAAGTGCGAATACATTGCTCCACAACATGAGCTGAAAACATATCCCATGTGGGTCGGCGTAGACCTTGCTCATAAGATTGATATCTGTGCGGCGGCAAAACTCTGGCGAACCGATAACGGACATGTTCATGCTGATTTTAAATTCTGGCTTCCGGAAGGACGGCTGGAGCGATGCTCGCGGCAGCAGGCAGAACTTTACCGGAAGTGGGCGGAGATGGATAAGCTCATCCTGACGGATGGTGATGTTATCGATCATGCTCAGATAAAAAGTGACTTACTGGAATGGATTGGCGGTGAAAACCTCAGGGAACTGGGATTTGACCCGTGGAGCGCAATGCAGTTCAGCCTGGCACTGGCTGAAGAAGGGATACCGCTGGTGGAGGTTCCGCAGACGGTCCGCAATCTGTCAGAGGCCATGAAGGAAACGGAATCACTGGTTTATGCCGGGCGTTTCCATCACAGCAATCATCCGGTCATGAACTGGATGATGTCTAACGTTACGGTAAAACCGGACAAAAACGACAACATCTTCCCGAATAAATCCACGCCTGAAGCCAAAATCGACGGCCCTGTTGCACTTTTTACGGCCATGAGCCGCTTTCTGGTAAATGGCGGGGGCGTGAATGACTTTCTGTCCACGCTTGATCCTGATGAGGACCTGTTAATTCTGTGAAACAGCTTATTACTGATATGACCGGGCTGATCGGTTTCGGTTTGCTCACTGCTGGCGTTTATCTGTATGCAGGTCTGCCAGCGTCTCTGATGCTGTCGGGCTGTTTGTTGCTGCTTTATGCACTGGTGGTGTCCATGAGGAGAAAACATGCTTCTTGATGCTCTGTTTCGCAGTGAGCCTCTGGAAAATCCCTCGGTTCCGGTAACCGGAGAGGCCGCTGAGACGGATAATATTTTTGCCCGGGATGTGTATGTCAGTCCGGAAACATCCATGAAGCTGGCTGCTGTCTATGCCTGTATTTATGTTATTTCATCCAGTGTGGCTCAGATGCCCCTGCATGTGATGCGAAAAACGAATGAGCATGTTCAGCCTGCACGCGATCATCCGTTGTTCTGGCTCGTTCATGATGAACCGAATGCCTGGCAGACCAGCTATAAGTGGCGGGAACTGAAGCAGCGTCATGTGCTGGGGTGGGGCAATGGTTATACGTGGGTAAAACGTAATCGTCGTGGAGAGGTTACCAGCCTTGAATGCTGTATGCCATGGGAAACTACGTTACTTAACACCGGTGGGCGTCATACTTACGGGGTGTATAACGAAGAGGGTGCATTTGCGGTAAGTCCGGACGACATGATCCATATCAGGGCGCTGGGAAACAATCAGAAAATGGGACTGAGCCCGATCATGCAGCATGCTGAAACCATTGGTATGGGAATGAGTGGCCAGCAGTATACCAGCGCCTTTTTTAACGGTAATGCCCGTCCTGCCGGTATTATTTCTGTGAAAAATGAACTGAACGAACAAAGCTGGGGCAGGCTTAAAAATATGTGGCAGCGGGCGGTGACAGCGCTTCGCAGCCAGGAAAATAAAACCATGTTGCTGCCTGCGCAACTGGATTACCGCGCTCTGACAGTTTCTCCGGTGGATGCTCAGATCATTGATATGACCAAGCTGAACCGGTCGATGATTGCCGGGATTTTTAATGTCCCGGCGCACATGATTAATGACCTGGAAAAAGCCACATTTTCGAATATTACGCAGCAGGCGATTCAGTTTGTTCGCTACACGATGATGCCCTGGGTTGCGAACTGGGAGCAGGAGCTTAACCGTCGCCTGTTTACCCGTACAGAACGGGCTGCCGGGTATTACGTTCGTTTCAACCTCACGGGGTTGCTCCGTGGGACCCCACAGGAGCGTGCGCAGTTCTATCACTTTGCCATTACAGATGGCTGGATGAGTCGGAATGAAGCCAGGGTATTTGAGGATATGAACCCGGTTGACGGTCTGGATGAAATGCTGGTCAGCGTAAATGCAGCAAATCCGTTGAATAACTTTAAAGATACGAAAGGCAAAGAGGAAAAGAACGATGAATGACCGTGAAACGCGCTGTTACAGCGGGGAGGTGCGGGCGGAACAATATGATAATGCCCCGACCCACATTCTGGGGTATGGCTCGGTATTTAACAGTCGTTCAGAACCTCTGTGGGGATTTCGTGAAATCATCAAGCCGGGGGCTTTTGATGATGTACTGAATGATGATGTACGTGGCTTGTTTAATCATGATCCTAATTTCATTCTCGGACGAAGTTCTGCCGGCACGTTGTCATTGTCGGTGGATGAACGCGGTTTACGTTATGACATTGTTGCACCGGATACTCCGACTATTTGTGACCTGGTGCTGTCTCCAATGTTGCGTGGTGACATTAATCAGTCCTCGTTCGCGTTTCGTGTCGCCCGTGACGGAGAGAGCTGGTATGAAGACGACGAGGGGATTGTTATCCGGGAAATCACGCGCATTTCTCGTCTGTATGACGTCAGCCCGGTGACATATCCGGCCTATCAGGACGCAGACTCTGGTGTCCGCTCAATGAAAGCCTGGCAGGAAGCGCGGGCGAGTGGTGCGCTGAAGAAAGCTGTTAACGAACGAATGGCGCGTGAGCGTCTTTTGACCCTTCTTAATGCATAAGGATACTACTGACGATGAAACTTCATGAGATGAAGCAAAAACGAAACACCATTGCAAAGGATATGCGTGCACTGCATGAAAAAATTGGTGATAACGCATGGACTGATGAGCAACGGGCAGAGTGGAACAGGGCGAAAGCTGAGCTGGATGCGCTGGATGAGCAAATCGCCCGTGAAGAAGAGTTGCGCCGTCAGGATCAGGCATATGTGGATGAGTCCGGGCCGGAAGAGCGCCAGAATAATGAGGCGGAGAACGGGAAAAAGGCGGTGGAAGAGAAGCGCGCTGCGGCATTTAACCGTTTTCTGCGTGCCGGATTTGCAGAACTGAATGCTGAAGAGCGTAATCTGATGCGTGAACTGCGGGCTCAGAGTGTAACAACGGATTCTCAGGGCGGATATACGGTGCCCACGCAGATGCGTAACAAAATCATTGACACCATGAAGGCTTATGGCGGGATTGCCAGTGTGGCGCAACTTCTGACCACATCAACCGGGCAGGATATCACCTGGTCAACGTCTGATGGCACGACTGAAGAGGGCGAACTGCTGGCGGAGAATACAGCCGCAACGGAACAGGATGTGACGTTCGGGACCGCTATTCTGGGGGCTAAAAAGCTGTCATCAAAAATAATTCGTGTGTCCAATGAGCTGCTCCAGGACAGTGGGGTGGATATTGAATCTTATCTGGCAAACCGTATTGCCCAGCGTATTGGTCGTGGAGAGGCAAAATATCTGGTTCAGGGGACCGGAACGGGATCACCGTTACAGCCAAAAGGGCTGGCAGCGTCGGTGACGGGAACCATCCAGACTGCAGCCTCTGCCGCTTTCACCTGGAAAGAAATGAATGCCCTGAAACATGCTATTGATCCGGCATATCGTGGTGGGCCGAAATACCGCTGGGCATTCAATGATGCCACATTGCAGACTATTGAAGAGATGGAGGATGGACAGAAACGCCCGTTATGGCTGCCGGATATTGCAGGCGGTACGCCGGCTACTGTGCTGGGGATCCCTTATGTTATTGATCAGGCTATTGACGGGATTGGTACCGGAAAAAAATTCATTTTCCTGGGGGATTTCAACCGCTTTATTATTCGCCGCGTTACTTATATGGAACTGAAACGTCTGGTTGAGCGTTATGCTGAGTTTGATCAGGTGGCATTTCTGGCTTTCCATCGTTTTGACTGTGTGCTGGAAGATGTGGCAGCCATCAAGGCGCTCACTGGCAAATAACCACTCGTTGTTCAGTTACAGACCGCGCCGACGCGGTTTTTTTATGCCCGCACAGTGTTGCGGGCAGGAGTTTCTGATGGCAGCAATAGTGGAAAAACTCAGGGCGCAGTGCCGTATTGATACAGATGATGCAACTGATGATGAGTTACTGATGCTGTATTTCCGGGCTGCCTGCCGCAAGGCAGAAAATTTTATCAACCGTAAGCTTTATGAGGAGACGGTGCCGGAAGGTGATCCTGAAGGGGTGCTTATAGCTGATGATGTTTTGCTGGCGCTCATGTTGCTGGTCGGGCACTGGCACGAAAACCGGGAAAATTCCTCAGATGTCAGCAAGGCACCAGTCCCGTTTGGTTTTTCTTCTCTGCTGGAGCCTTATCGTTTTATTCCTTTGTAGGAGGAGAGATGCAGGCGGGCAGATTACGTGATCGCGTAATTATTCTGAATGTCACCACCGCCCGCTCTCCGTCAGGGCATCCGGTGGAGACGGTGACGGAGGGAGCTACCGTATGGGCAGAAGTTAAGGGTATCAGCGGGAGGGAGATAATCTCAGGCGGAGCAGAAACCGCTCAGGCTACGGTCAGAGTCTGGATGAGATTCCGGCGCGATGTGACAGCGACTTCACGTCTGAAAGTGCTGACCGGTGCATTTAAAGGGGCCATTCTGGGTATAGAAGGTCCACCAATACCGGATGCACGCGCTACCCGGCTTGAAATACTCTGCAGCCTGAAGGGGAATGTGTGATGGATTTCAGTCTTGATTTTTCCGGCCTGGCGGATATTGCACGGGATTTGGAGACGCTCAGCAGGGCAGAAAACAATAAGGTTCTGCGCGATGCCACCCGTGCCGGTGCTGAAGTTATGCGGGATGCAGTTGTTGAACGTGCGCCGGAGCGAACCGGGAAACTGAAGAAAAATGTGGTTGTTCTCACTCAGCGTTCAAAGCGTCGGGGGGAAATTATCTCGGGTGTCCACATTCGCGGACGGAACCTGCGAACCGGAAACAGTGATAACAGCATGAAAGCCAGCGATCCCCGAAATGCATTTTACTGGCGCTTTGTGGAGCTGGGAACGATAAACATGCCCGCGCATCCATTCATTCGCCCGGCTTTCGATACGACAGAGGAGCTGGCGGCGCAGGTTGCCATACAGCGAATGAATCAGGCTATTGATGAGGTCTTAAGTAAATGAGGGAGGCCACACTGTATTCCCTGTTGTCTCAGCTGGCCGGAGGACAGGTTTATCCTTATGTGGTCCCGCTGACGGAGGGAAAGCCTGCGGTATCTCCGCCGTGGCTGGTGTTTTCTGTGGTGTCTGACACGGCATCTGATGTGCTTGATGGGCAGGCTGAATCCAGAATTACCGTGCAGATCGATGTCTGGGCGACAGTACCTGATGACGCAGATAATATTCGTGAGCAGGCGCTTGATGCGGTAAGGAAACTGGCACCCTCCGTTATTTCTAAAACGCAGGGTTATGATCCTGATTCCCGTCTGAGCAGAGCCACGCTTGAATTTCAGGTAATAGCCTGAGGTCGTTAATGATTTTACCCACCCGCCGCTGGCGGGTTTTTTATTTTCAGGAGACGAGTATGCCCTCTAATTTTGAGCGTTCGCAACTGACGAAAATTATGATTTCGTCTGCACCGGTAACAGCAGAAACCCTGGATTCTGCCAGCTATCTTGGCCTGAGCTGTACAATCAAAGAAGTGCAGTTTACCGCTGGACAAAAGCAGGATATTGATGTCACCACGCTGTGTTCTGTTGAGCAGGAAAATATTAACGGTCTTGGTGCCGCGTCAGAGATTTCCATGTCAGGCAACTTTTACCTCAATGCTGCCCAGAATGCGTTGCGCAGTGCCTATGACAATGACACCACGTATGGCTTTAAAGTTATTTTTCCGTCAGGCAACGGATTTACCTTTATGGCAGAAGTGCGTCAGCATACCTGGTCTGCAGGAACCAATGGTGTTGTGGCTGCAACGTTTTCCCTGCGTCTGAAAGGCAAACCTGTGCTGACGACAGCTTCGCTGAAAGTGAAGGTTGATTTAAAAAGCACGCTGCGGGTTGCTTCCGGAGCGAAACTTGAAATGGCGGTTGAGGCTGCGGGTGGTGTGCCGCCTTATTCTTATGTCTGGAAGAAAGGTGGTTCTCCTGTTTCCGGACAGACGGCGGCAACGTTCAGTAAGGCATCAGCATCATCCGGTGATGCGGGTGCGTATACCTGCGAGATTTCTGATTCAGCGAGCCCGGTTAACAAAGTGACCTCCACTTCCTGCACTGTAACCGTCAGTTAATGAGGATGGATGTGATGACTAAAAATATCCGTAATCTGGCACTGGCAACGATGTCGGGGTTTCGCCATAAAACCGTTGATGTGCCTGAATGGGAGGGAGCAACGGTTGTGTTACGGGAACCTTCTGCAGAAGCCTGGTTGCGCTGGCAGGAGATCGTTAAAGCAAAAGATGATGAGACACCGTTATCCGTTGCGGAGCGCGCCCGCCGAAATCTGGAGGCAGATGTTGAACTGTTCATTGATGTTCTGTGTGATACCGGACTGCAACCCGTATTTTCAGAGGATGATCGTGAACAGGTGATTGCCGTGTATGGCCCGGTGCATGCGCGGCTTCTTCGGCAGTCTCTGGAACTGATCAGTGATGCCGGCGAGGTTAAAAAAAAGTAGCGCTTCCGGGGATGCGTTTTCTGATGATGCTGGCGCTCAGGATGGGGCGCACATTGTCAGAGTTACGCCGGGAAATGTCCGCATCAGAAATCATGATGTGGGCAGAATTTGACAGGTTCAGCCCGCTGGGGGACGAACGGGCTGATTTCCGGGCTGCCCAGATTGTTTCAGCTGTTTACGGTGCGCAGGGGGTCAAAGTGTCACTGAATGATGCGCTTCTTCAGTGGGAGAAGGAGCAGACAGAAGGCGCTTCAGATCCATTTGCCGGACTGGAAAACGCGCTTTTAATAGTGTCTCAGTGAGTCAACATAACCGCTTCGGCGGTTTTTTTTCGTCCGGAGAATGAGTGTGGCGACATTACGTGAACTGATTATTAAAATCTCGGCAAATTCCCGGTCATTCCAGTCAGAGATCTCCCGGGCTTCGCGTATGGGGCAGGATTACTACCGTACCATGCAGAACGGAGGCCGGCAGTCCGCTGCTGCATCCCGTGAAATGCGGCGTGCACTGGCAGAAGTGACGGATCAGATAAATACAGCTAAATCTTCGGCACTGAATATGGCGGGGGCATTTGCCGGGGCTTTTGCTACCGGTCATCTTATTTCTCTCGCCGATGAGTGGAATTCAGTAAATGCCCGTCTGAAGCAGGCCTCACAGTCCAGTGATGATTTTCAGGTATCACAACGTGAATTAATGGCGATCAGCCAGAGAACGGGGACGGCGTTTTCTGATAACGCCAGGCTTTTTGCCCGTTCTGCAGCTTCCATGCGGGAGTATGGTTACAGTTCTGAGGAGGTACTGAAAGTCACCGAGGCGATCTCCACGGGCCTGAAATTATCCGGTGCCAGTACAGCAGAAGCCAGTTCGGTGATCACGCAGTTCAGTCAGGCACTGGCGCAGGGAGTGCTGCGCGGTGAAGAGTTTAACTCGGTGAATGAGAGCGGTGATCGTGTTATTCGTGCGCTGGCTGCGGGAATGGGCGTTGCCCGTAAGGATCTGAAGGCCATGGCGGATAACGGAAAACTAACCGCCGATAAGGTTGTTCCTGCACTGATTAGTCAGCTTGGGGCGTTGCGTGATGAATATGCAGCAATGCCTGATACGGTTTCATCCTCTGCAACCAAAGTTGAAAACGCCTTTATGGCCTGGGTTGGTGGTGCGAACGAGGCAAGCGGAGTGACGAAGACGCTCTCCGGGGTGCTGAATGGTCTTGCAGGCAATATTGATACCGTGGCAACCGCTGCCGGTGCTCTGGTTGCCGTCGGGGTAGCCCGATATTTTGGCAATATGGCGTCTTCTGCTGGATCTGCAACTGCCGGATTAATTACTGCAGCCAGAAACGAAGTGGCTCTTGCTGAAGCGCAACTTCGGGGGACACAGATAGCAACCGCCAGGGCGCGTGCGGCGGTTTATCGTGCGCAACAGGCGGTTGTTGCTGCTCGCGGTACCGAAAGGCAGGCCGCAGCAGAAGCGAAGCTGACAGCTGCTCAGGCGTCACTTACCCGTAATATTGCGGCCAGAACAGCGGCACAGACAACGCTGAATACTGTCACGTCAGTGGGGAGTCGTCTGTTAAGTGGTGCGCTGGGGTTGGTTGGTGGTGTGCCGGGACTCGTCATGCTGGGGGCGACGGCCTGGTACACGATGTATCAGAATCAGGAGCAGGCCAGAGAATCTGCACGCCAGTATGCCGCAACAATCGACGAAATTCGCCAGAAAACGTCGGCAATGTCGCTTCCTGAAGCGTCAGATAATGAGGAAAAGACGCGGCAGGCACTTGATGAGCAAAACAGGTTAATTGACGAGCAGAAAAGTAAGATTAAATCCTTACAGGAAAAAATTGCTGGCTATCAGTATGTGCTGGCAAACCCGGGCTGGACAACCGATAACGGTTTTATGATTAACCACATGACGTCGGTAAAAACTGTCACAGAAGGGCTTGCAGAAGCAACAAATCAACTGGCAGTTGAACAGTCCCGTCTCACACAAATGCAGGGCAAAGCGCAATCCATTCAGGATGTGCTTGCCGGGCTGGAGGAGCGACGGGTGGCGTTGATCCGTCAACAGGCCGCGGAACAAAACAAAGCGTATCAGTCCCTGTTGATCATGAATGGGCAGCATACCGAGTTTAATCGCCTTCTCGGGCTCGGTAATGAATTACTTCAGCAGCGACAGGGGCTGGTGAATGTACCGTTACGGCTACCACAGGCAACCCTGGATGATAAACAGCAGACTGCACTGAATAACAGCGAGCGCGAACTGGCTCTGTCCCGCCTGAAGGGGGAAGCCCGTGAGCGTGCCCGCCTGGGTTATGCTGCGGATGATCTCGGCTTTGTGGGAGAGGCGTATCAGACAGCCAGACAGAATTATATCAATAACTCACTGGATGCCTGGCGAAATAACCAGGCAAATAAACCCAAAGCGCATAAAAAGACCGAAGCGGAAAAAACAGAAGATATTTATAAACGGCTGATTAAACAGCAAAAAGAACAAATAGCACTGGCAGGGCAGAATACTGAACTGGCTAAGATGAAATATCAGGTCAGTCAGGGCGAATTATCAACCCTGTCAGAAGCGCAGAAAAAAACGCTTTTGCAGAATGCAGCACTCATCGACCAGAAAAAGATTCGTGAGCAGCTTGCTGCGTATGAAAGCAGCCTGGCGGACAGTAATGCCAGTGCCCGGGCATCTGACGACGCGCAGTTACTGGGATATGGTGAAGGCTCACGGATGCGTGAACGACTCCAGGAAATGTGGAGTATCCGGCATGAGTTTGAGCAGAAAAATAACGAGCTGCTGAGACAGTATCAGGCCGGAGAAATTGAAGAAGCCCTGTGGAAACAGGAGAAAGAACTGAATAAAAAATATCTGGAAGAGCGTCTCAGCGATCAGCAGGATTATTATGCAAAGGCCGATGCTTTACGTAATAACTGGAATGCAGGACTCCAGGAGGGGCTGACCAACTGGGCAGACAGTGCCACCGATTATGCTTCGCAGGCGGCAGATGCTGTCGTTTCCACTATGGACGGACTGGTATCAAATATTTCCGATGCACTGGCCGGAAATGTTGTGGACTGGAGAAACTGGGGGAGTTCAGTTCTCCGGGAAGTTTCAAAAATTCTGATGAATGCGGCCATTGTTAACGGACTGAAGTCACTCTCCGGTGCCGGAGGGTGGCTTGGTACGGTCGGCGGATGGATTTCGGGGGCGGTGGCAAACGCAAAAGGTGGTGTTTACACATCGGCAAATCTGAGTGCTTACAGTAACACTATTGTGGATACACCGACGTATTTTGCTTTTGCGAAAGGTGCCGGGCTGATGGGCGAGGCCGGGCCTGAAGCTATCATGCCACTGACACGGGCAGCGGACGGCTCTCTTGGGGTCAGAGCCATTGGCAATGTGAATAGTGGCGGGGGGGTTGTTTATTCTCCCGTGTATCACATCAGCATTCAGAATCAAGGGAGCAATGGCGAGATAGATGCGCGCTCAGCCAGGGGACTGGTGGATCTGATCGACAGCAGGGTTGTGTCAATTATGCAGTCATCGCGTCGGGATGGAGGATTGTACAGTGCCTGAGCCTGAAGTTTTTAACTGGATCCCCCGTGAGGGGATGGAGACGACACGAAAGCCATCAGTTATTACGGTAAAGTTTGGTGACGGATATGAACAGCGACGGGCTGGTGGTCTGAATGCGGATCTGAAAACGTTTAAACCGGTATTTCGTGTCACAGATGAATATTCCCGTGCCGCGCTGGACAGTTTTTTATCCCGTCATGCCGGGATTCGTGCTTTTTTGTGGCGTCCGCCAAAACACAACAGGACTGTCCGGGTTGTCTGCAGGGAGTGGAGCATTTCGGATAATGCCATGTATACCGATTTTAACTGTACCTTTGAAGAGGTCACTCACTGATGCAGGATATACAGCAGGAAACACTCAATGAGTGCACTAAAACGGAGCAATCCGCGCTGATCGTGCTCTGGGAAGTCGATCTGACAGAGGTCGGCGGAGAACGTTATTTTTTCTGTAATGAGCAGAACGAAAAAGGTGAGTCGGTCACCTGGCAGGGGCGACAGTATCAGGCGTACCCTATTCAGGGAAGCGGCTTTGAGATGAACGGCAAAGGAGCCAGTGCAAGACCAACGCTGAAAGTCTCTAACCTGCACGGCATGGTCACCGGGATGGCGGAAGACCTGCAGAGTCTGGTCGGCGGAACGGTGGTCAGGCGTAAGGTTTACGCCCGTTTTCTGGATGCGGTGAACTTCGTCAACGGAAACAGTGACGCCGATCCGGAGCAGGAGGTGATCAGCCGCTGGCGCATCGAGC